CTAACCGTGTCAGTCCCCTGTTGAGTATACAGATTGGCGTTGGTAGAGCCTCCAACTTGAAGATTTCCAATCGCACTCCCCGGACTAACCCCCACCCCAAGTCCGGTGGAGTTGAGGGTCATGGCGGATGTGCTGTTAATCGAGAAACCAATTTCATTGGTTCCAGAATTGTAAGCACCATTACCAGCAGAAACAGCAAATGAAGGTAGAGCAGCGTTTGACGAAGACGACAAATAGCGCAATGCAGTGACTCGACCGTTGACATCCAATGTATCTGCCGGAGTTGCCGTCCCAATGCCCACCCGATTGTTCGTCGAATCAACCTTCAGGGTGCTGGTATCCACCGTCAGATCGCCGGTGATGGTGGCGGAGGCGAGGGTGGCGGTGGGACTGGTAGCAAGAAGCTGATTCAGCGTTACCTTCTTGGTCGTTCCAGTCGCTGCCATTGACGTGTCCGAAACGTCCACAATGACCAACGGATCATTTGCCGGATCGCTTGAGGTCGAGATCGACGTTAGTGCTGTAATCTTAGAGTCGGCCATAGTGTGAAAGCGTTAATCTGTTGAGAGACTGAAAATGATCTTTGAAGTGCCGTCCTCTTGCAGGACGAATGAAGTGCCGTCCTCCTGCATCATCCAGCGGTCCATTGCTGGATAGATGACCTCAATTACGTCATCTGACGTAGAGAGATTGAGTGACAGCGCAAGTGTCATGTTTAAGCGCGAGCCAAGTAAGCGATCACCGCACCGCTAGTAAGCTGGAACGATGAGATTTTGCCAACGATAGTAAATCCGGCAGGGATTGTCGTTCCGCTCCAAGTACCAGAAATTCCAGTGCCGGAAATGCTGGTGAATACAGCAGCGGACACAATCTGCAACGCAATGTATCCAGCGGACTGTGCAGTCGTTGCGGTTACCAGAGCGAATCCCTGATGTCCCATCGAATCCTGCGTTGCAATATCGGTTTGAACAGCCATTTTGTTTTTCGGTTAGAGGGGAGGTCACCGGAACTTTCCAGCAACCTCCCCAATATTAGGTTAACCTTTGCGAACTTTCGGTGCTAAAGCTCCCTGCATCCACAGTACGAGTTTGCCTCCTTCAGGAACAGAAGCAGTGTTGAAATTAGTGCGTTGGAGAGCCGCATCAATTTCGGGACCAGATACCAGCTTAGTTTTGCCGGTCTTGTCCACTGCTATGGTGGTTGCGATACGCATAACCTTTAGGATTAAGCGGTGATCAGCACTTCGGCTTGCGTCTTATCTCCAGCCGCAACACCAAACATGATGTCGTAGCTCGCCATATGGCTACGGGTCGAGCGGCTGTACCAGACCGACAGCAAGACCGAGAGACCGTTCTGGCTCTCAACAGTGCGCTGCTCAACGAACTCGCCAGCGATCATTCCAACCGGCAGACCGCTCGCAATCGCAATAGCGTCCTGACCGCAGACGAAGCCAGCGGTGTTCGCAATAGCACCAGTCCAATCGTTCTGCTCCAAGATGTTGTTGAAGCCGAAAAAGCCGTTGTTCAACGGACCGAAGCGAGCGTCAGGGAAGGTGTTGGCAGCAGCAGAGAACTGCAAGCGAGCCAAATGTCCACCGTCCAGCAGCAGCAGCTTCTGACGGTAATTTTTCGCCAACGCCAAGATCGCAGGGAGATCCGAGGTGTCGAAGTTAGCGGCAGTGCCAATCGTAGTTCCAGCACCGTAATTTGCCGCAGTCATCACAGCGGTGATCTTCTTGGAGATACCGAGAGCGAAAACATCAGCGGAACCGGCAGCGAGATCAGCGAGCGCAAACCCCTGATTAAGCTCAGCTTGCGTGACAGTGAAGAGCTTGCTGATCTGGTTAACAGTGACAGCGGTGGCATCCAACTGAGAATCATTGCTGGTCTCAAAGTTGGTAGCGTTATCAACCGTAGCAGACGAACCGCTCTGGACAAACTTCTTGACCTGAACGGTGGCTTTCGGACGCAAGTTATCCAGACCAACGTTGCGAGTGAAGTTGCCAACCATCGCCAACTTGGTCCCCATTTCGGTGATAACAGCATCAGCGAGATAATCGACGACCAGACCAGCGGCAAAAGTGTTGCCGTTCTGGGGAGCGATCAGATTGCTCTGACGGAGCAACTCGGAATGATTCTCGATCAAGAAGCGACGGCGGTCAGCACCAGCCTTCATCTTCTTGTGCTGCTCCAGCAGCGGGTTGCCGAGGTTCTCAATAACGGGTCGCACCGGCTCAGGAGCAGGAGCGGCAGCGGGAGCCTTCAGCGAAGCTTCCAGAGCGGAAAGCTTAGCCATGATGGTAGCGAGATCAACGGAAGCGGCAGGAGCAGCCGCAGCCGTCACAGTAGTGCTATCGGACATATTTGTGTCGGGTTGTTGTGTTGGTTGCGGCAAAGAAACTTTGCCAGTTTCGCTGATGGCTTGATTACCACCGGCAGAAATATTGTCATCAGGGGATTCGTCTTCCTCCCCTTCCTCACGCTCAATTTGAGCGTACAAAGCGCGGAACCAATCGCGTCCGGCAGCACCTCCCCAGAGGTTAGCGGCTACGTCAGCAGGACTGTTAGGTTCAGCCTCAAGAAAGCGTTCGTTACGTCCCCACCAAGCGTTCGCTTTTTGGACCTTATCTTCGGTGGGAGCTTCGCCAGCCACCAGTGATTCAGCCTCAAGAACGGTTGCCTTCTCAAGACCTTCACCAGCGAGACCTTCAGCGTATTGCTCAAGACCTCTGCGGAGGTTGTTTTTGACCGTCTCGGGAGCGGTCTTGGTAACCGCTCGCGGATGCCATTTTGCAGCCATCGCAAGCTGTTTGATAGGCTTGTCCACCAAGCCAAAAGCAATTGCTTCAGGAGTGGTAAACCAAGTCTCCGCTTTCATCGCAGCGCGGATAGACTCGGGAGAGCGTCCGGTCTTCTTAGCGTACACTCCAACCAGCACCTCAGCGTGTTGGTCAAGAGCATCAGCCATTTTCCGCATATCTTCCGAAGTACCGGAAGCCATACCGGACGGATCGTGAATCATCATCAACGCAGCGTCGGCCATCTCGACCTTATCGCCAGCAAGCGCAATGATCGAAGCAATGGAAGCCGCAATGCCGACAACGCGAGTGGTCACCGGAGCGCGACGACCGCGCAACTGGTTGTAAATCGACAACCCATCCCAAACGTTACCACCGGGAGAGTTGATCTCTACCAAAAGCGGACCATTGCCCACTTCGTTCAGAACATCAGAGAACTGCTTACCAGATAGACCGCCACCACCAAACCAATCCTCACCAATCTGGTCGAAGATTTGAATGGTCGCAGTCTCACCAGCGGAAGCCGCTGGAGCGTAATAAAGCCAGTCGCTTTTTTTAGTGAAGCTCATTGGGTTTTCTTGGCTCGCGGCTTGCGTTGTTTCTTTACTACAGCAGTGACAAGCGTGTCGTCAACTACAGGAGAAGCGTCACCACCTTCTGACGGAGCAACTGGAGCAGGAGCGTCGTCCTCACTGTCAACTTCAATAGCCGCAACCGGAATGCTCGGAGCTTTCTCTTTCTGGATTGTGGAAATCTCAGAAACATCCAAGCCGTACTTTCCAGCCAACTGACGAACAAACAAAGCTTGCTGCGCTTTTGACTCTAGCGAAGAACGCCAATCCAATCCACGCGCACCGTAAACCTCATCATATGTCACAATGCCAGCTTCCAACTCAGCCAACTGAGCAGCGGAATTGCGGCCAACATCGACATTTGGAGAGCGCGGAGCGGTAATCGCTACTTCGTACCAGTCAGCAGGAGCATCATTCAGCGTAGGATCGCTCTTGATGGCGTATTCCATGACGTACTCGTAAATACGTCGAGCAGCCGAAGACATCACTTGATGTCGGGACTTAAACCAAACTGCCGACATATCCAGCGCACCGCGATAAACGGTTCCCTGCATCGACTCTGGATAAACAAGAACGTAAGGAATACCAACGCCAGCACAGACCTTTTCGGTCAGTTGCCGCCAGTATTCGCGCATATTAACACCGGGACGCTCTGTGGCGAACTGCTCAAATGAATCACCGTTCTTCAGCACTTTAACAGCAGAGCCAAATACTTGCTCGTAGTAGTTCTCAGCGGTGTTCTGAGTGGTTCCAGCAGTACCAGCGCGGAGATTGCTAGCTTGGACCTCACCGGAGACAGTCTTAACGATCTGAGCGACGGAAGCACCAAGCTTGCAAGCTTCCATCTCCAGCTTTTGCAAGTCATCGAGATCGTGAAGATCGTTGATAACGCAGCTAACAAACGGAAGACCTCTAAGCTGACCAGCGCGGTTTGGCTCGTAAATGTGAACAACCGAGTCAGAGCCAATCGAGCGGACATCAGTCAGATTACCCTGAGTCTTCTCGTTACCGATAAAGTAAGCGATTGCGCGACCAGTGCGCGGATCAAACCGGATACCGTCAAACACGGTCTCATCGGATTGCATTCCAGTTGGAGTAGCAATCGACTGAGCTTCCAGCAACTGCAAGCGCGGTCTGCCGCTATCACCTTTTGTTAGGAGAATAAAGCTCTCACCGTCAAAGAACCAACCGCGAGCGGCTTGAGACATCAACGTGCCAAACGATTGGCGAGAGCTAATGTCGGGATATCGGGACCAGATATCCCAATACTTCTTAGCTTTGAGATTCCAATCTGGATCGCTTGAAGCCGGTTGAACTGAGAAATTGGAACCAACAGTGTAAGACTCAAACAAGTCTCCCAATCTGTTCATTATCGCGTTGTTCTGTTCAAAGAACCGCGATTTGCGCACAATGGCTTGACGGGTCGAACTGGTTACGTCAAAGCGAGCCGAAGTGTAAGACGTATCGAGATACGAACGACGCAGCGACTGACCGGCTCCTTCGTACTTGTTAACGGGAGAAGGAAACAGTTTGTTGGCTATGGTTTGCAGGATTCCCATTAGCTCATTCGAGTTGTGGCTTCACGCCTAAATTGCGTGAAATCCCCATAATACCGAGTGGTTGCAACAAGAACACTACCAAGCATCTTGTTGTAAATCTGGAGATCGGACGGACTAGTAATGCCATCTCCATTGAGCAGAACCACAGCGTAATCGTAATCGCTTAGCAGTGATTCCCACATTTCCAACATCTCTCCAGCGGAAGCGGAACCTTTTCCGGGTTCAGCGAACTCAACCGAAACGTCAGAACTGGAAGTGCTGCGGACTAGCTGACCAGACTCCAGAGTGTTAGCTGCAACAGTAAGCTTTGCAGTCAAAGCTTGAAGCAAAGTCAAAGCACCAAGACTTGCGTATGTAGTACGCAAATATGAACGCTTTGTTGCTACGGTGTAAGTCACCACTGACGGGGACTATTCACACAGCGGTCTCAGTGTCAAGCGGTAGCAGTTTACGCTGTGCTGGATCTTAGGTCGTTCCATAACATCACCATTGCTAATTGCATGATCTCGCAATCGTGCAAATGGTCAGGCCAGCGAGTGTTTCGCTTAAACCACAAGTGTTTGATTCGACCGGAGCGGTTAGCGGTTGGCTTCAAAACGTGAGAGTCCAAGTGCTTCCAGTATGTATCAGAATCTGCCGCAAATGCTCCCTCAGCCTCAAGCGGTGCTGGTAAGCTGCAAACGGTCCATTGGTTAGTTTCCGATCCCTTACGGAGCCGCTGGAGAACGTCCCGCATATGCTCAGTATCAAAGACAAGCAGCGGCTGGACGACATCGGTACGCATTGACGTTGAGGTCGTGATTCCGAAGGGATGGATCGAGCCGGTCTTGGAAGTGAACCGCGCACCAGTCTCTCGACCTTTCATCGGCAACCAACCGATCAACATTGGCTTCCGTAGACCTCCCTCTGGTGGGTAGCGCAAGCCGCAGGGATAGGTTATCGGAGAGTTGCTGAGTTGAGAAAACTCCGCGCAAGCATCGTACACCGCTTGCGTGTTGTAACCGGAGTCAATCCCAACATCCATGTCATGGACTTTGTAATGCAGTTGAATGCGTCGCAGAGCGGCAAAATCATCAGCATGACCAGCCGCAACCAGTCTTGAGTTTCCGCCGGACCATTCGCGGCAGACCCACCACAAGAACGGAGCAGCGGCTTGTACGTCAGCGGTAAGGTAGCGTCTGGCTTCGGGCATCTCAGCATCCGAGACCACTTCGACACGCTCCTGTTGGGTCTCTTGGTTTTCCCACGGCTCCGACAACATTCCGTTGATGAATCCCTGCAACCCCATCATTGAAGACTTCGCTTCCAAAAATGCGACCGCGAGATTTCCCCAAGTGCATTTTCGATCCGGTGAGTAGAGAGACGATAGATGGTAAGAGCGGACACTCGGGAGGCTCGCTTTGTTCTCAGCGATCCAGCGACCATGACGTAATGCGGCAACCTTCTGGCTGTCGGTAATCTTCCCCTGACAAAGCTGGCAGACGTAGTGGGCAGAAGTCCGTATCTGCTGCCAAT